GACAACTTCTTTCTTCCAAGATGCTAAAAATTATGATGAAAAGTCTGGCACAGATACAGATGACGCATAAATAATACAAAGAATTAGGAAAAAGATATGGCAAGTACATTAAAAGTAGATACAATAGCACACACTGGTGGCACTAGTGCATTGACGGTAGATAGTGGCGGTCGTGTAAAAATGCCTAACCAAGTAATATTTCAAGGTGTTTCTGAAACAATAGCTAGTGGCAGGTACACAACTTATACTGCTGATGCACCATCTGATGGCTATACTTTAAGTCTTACAAATATTGGTGGACTGTTAAATGTTGGTGGACATTTTAATGCCACTACTGGTACATTCACTGTCCCTATATCTGGAATTTATGAGTTTCATGTAGGGTTTTCAAGTAAAAACAATAATACAAATAGAAAAATTGGAGTAGTACTTGTTAATAATGCATCAATAGGTGAAGCGTTTGAATCTTCAGACCCATATGCAGATGGTAATAGGTCATTCTTTGCTAATTTGTCAGCAAATGATACAGTACAACTTGGAACTGATGGAGAGGCTTTTGCAGTCTGTAGTTTCAGTGGAAGATTGATACAGTAGTATAATAAGGAATAGAAAAATGGCAATTAGAAAAATAGTATCAAGAAGTATCGGAGTTGACGTTATCGCTGCAGAAGATTTGGCAGATAACTCTATTACGACTGCTGAAATCACAGACGGTGCAGTAACCGCTGCAAAAATTGCTAGTAGTGTTACTTTGGGTGTTGGCGCATTCCAAGGAGATAACGCATCTGGTGGTTTGCGTGGTGACACGACAAACGGTAAAAAAGATATTTTCAGAGTTCACGAACCGACATTAAACACAAACGTAACAATTGCATCAACAGACAATGCACTTGCAGCAGGCCCTCTGGCGGTTGCAGATGGTGTCACACTTACTGTTAGTGGCAACTTGTCAATCGTATAGGAGATATAAGAGATGGCATCAACATTAACAGTAGACAACATTGTAGGGGCGTCAAGTTCAAGTACAATTCATATTCCTGGCCATATTATCGGATATGTAAACCATGACTACAACTCACAATTGGTTGTAAATTCAAGCTCTTATGTAACTGCTGGACTTACAGTAAGTTATGCCGCCAAGTTTGCCAACAGTAAACTTAGGATTTCTTATCAAATACCGTGTGAACAATATAACGGCTCCGCAAATGCAGAGGTTATAGGACAAACAACATTGTATATAGATGGTTCTCAAAATTCTAGTAGTTATACAGGACTACATACAATGGAAAATATGAAAAGGTCTGGTAGTACCATTGGAGAAGAGTTTACTCTCAACGCAAGTGATACGAATAGTCATACATATACAATATATGCAAAAACTAACAACAACGAATTAACTATCTTTAGATATGGTCTTGTTGGGTCTTTAAGTATAATGGAGATTGCACAATGAGTACTTTAGCAGTTAACACAATCACCGCAGAGACAGGTAACACAGTTTCACTTGCATCTGGTAAGACTCTAAATGCATCACAAGGATTTACTGCTCCAGCAGGGCATGTTATACAGTTTGTCAAAAGTCCATCAATTCTTACTGCTGGTATAACTACAACCAGTAATAATCCAACTGAAATTTCTACTGGCCTTCGTGTAACAATTACTCCTAAGTCCACATCTAGCACAATTGTTTGGATGATGATGGCGAATTTTGTTACAGCGGCGACAAGTCATGCTGGACTGGATGTGCGCCGAAGCATTAATGGTGGTTCTTATTCCGACATTACAACTGGGAACGGAAACGAAGCGTTTAGACAACGTGGTGGCGAGACTGATCAAAGACAAGGTACTATTATATATTACAATCAACCAAACACCACACAATCAGTTGTATACACTCCATATTTTTGGACAAATTCCGGCTCTAATGGATTTATTATCAATGATAATGGTATGGGTACATTTTGCATAGCGATGGAAATTAGTGGATAAAAAATGAATAAACAGGAGAAAAAATAATGGCAACAGTATCAGAAGCACTAAGTGCTCTTGGAGTCACAGAATGGGTTCTTAGAGGCGAACCAACAAACGCAAAAGAATTTGGATCTATGTTCCGTAAAATTACAGGTGTAGATGAAAATGGAAGTGGAATCGAATCAGACAACTCTTCTGATTTTGGTGTAACTTGGACAGAGGTTTCTAACAAAAGAGCAGAAATACTTGCAGCTGCGCCACTTAAAGAACTAAGAGCTGAAAGAGATAGAAGAATTGCAGAAACCGATTGGTATGCTTTACAGGATGTAACAATGTCAGATGACATGACTGCATATCGTCAAGCTCTTCGTGATATTACAGACAGTGCAACTTCACTGGATGATGTGACGTGGCCAACAAAACCATAGGTATGAAATGTCAAATCAGGCTGATATTCTAGATAATGTACTTGGTATTACAGATGTTGTGGAAACAACAGTAAGAGATGTAACACCACAAAAACCTGTAGTTGTTCCAGAAACAAGTGAGCAGGACGTAGACAATGATTATAAATATCAGCGAGAAAACTTTTATCAGTTGGTAGAAAGAGGGCAAGATGCTATTGAAGGTATCTTAGACCTTGCAAGAGAAGGTGAACATCCACGAGCATATGAAGTGGCTGGGAACTTAATTAAACAGGTTGCAGATGTAACGGAAAAACTTGGTGACTTACAAGGTAAGATGAAAAAACTAAAGGAAGTACCAAACTCTGCTCCAAAGAATGTAACGAATGCATTGTTTGTTGGTTCTACAGCTGAATTGCAAAAGATGTTAAAAGGAAAAGATTGATATGCCATTAACAAGAATTAGTTCCACAGCACTTCCAGATAATAGTGTAGGAACATCAGAAATAGTAGACGGTTCAGTTGCAAGTGCAGACCTTGGATCAAACCTTGCATTGTCTGGTACAGATGCAGTAACAGTTCCAAAAGGTACAACTGCACAAAGAGGTACAGGCGTAGACGGTAAATTTAGGTTTAACACAACACTGAATACATTTGAAGGATATTCAAATAGTGCTTGGGGTGCAGTCGGTGGTGGTGCTACTGGTGGTGGTTCAGACCAAGTATTCATGGAAAACGATCAGACAGTAACAACGAACTACACAATTTCAACAAATAAAAATGCCGTAAGTGCTGGTACTCTCACTGTAAACAGTGGTGTCACAGTTACCGTACCTTCTGGCGCAAGATGGGTGGTAGTGTAATGGCTGTAGTAATTAACGGAACAACAGGGATTGACAAAGTACAAGACGGTTCAATCGGAACGGCAGATATTGCCGCAGATGCAATTACGACCCCAAAGATTGCCAATTCAGTAAATCTTGGACGTAGAAATATAGTAATCAATGGTGCTATGAATGTGGCACAAAGATCAACGTCACTTTCAGGCGTTACAAGTGGGGGTTATTTAACAACAGATAGGTTTTATACTGACTTGACTTCATTGGGAACTTATACGGTTTCTCAGTCCACTGATGCGCCTTCTGGTTTTGCACACAGTTTAAAATACCTCTGCACTACAGCAGATGCATCACCAGCATCAGGAGATACTTTTGCCCTTCAGTATAAGATGGAAGGCCAAGACTTACAAATTCTTGATTATGGAAACTCTGAAGCTAAAAGTTTTACCGTGTCCTTTTGGGTAAAATCTAACAAGACAGGTACAGGTGCTTTTAATATTAGAAACTATGACCAAGCAAGAGGTATTAATAAAAGTTATACAATTAACTCTGCTGATACTTGGGAATATAAAACCATTGTAATAGATGGAGACACTGCATCAGGTATTTCAAACGACAGTGGTCATGGTTTATGGCTTTTCTATATTTTTGACAGTGGGTCAGGTTGGACAAGTGGCACAGCTAACGGCAACTGGGCTGCGTGGGGATGGAGTCAGATTAACGCTTTAGGGACTTTGCAAATTGGTAGGTCTGTAAATGACTACATTCAAATTACAGGAATTCAAATGGAAGTTGGCGACACTGCAACTCCATTCGAACACAGATCATACGGTGAAGAACTAACTTTGTGCCATAGGTATTTTGAACGATTGACCTATAGTAACACTCAATTTGTTTCTATAGGTGTAGCT